TCTTGCGCTCTGCTCCAGCTGGAACTTTCTTGATCTTTTTAACTAGCTGCGTAAATAGTCCAGCCTCTGGCTCAAACTGATCTGGCTGCTGTTCTTCAGCTGGGAGAATAGCATCAGCCTCCATATCAACTGGTGGAGGCTCAATATTAGGTAGCGTCTGCTGTACCTGTAGATTCTCAGGAGTTAGCTGGTCTAGGCGCTGGCTGAGTGATTCGATTGCCATATCATTCCTTCATTTGCAAATCTGCTAAGTTCAAAGGCTTTCCGACTGGAATAGGCTGACCACCGTTCAAGAGTTACATTTGTTTTCATTTTGCCTCCTTAACTGGAGTGTAATCATTCGTCATTGTAATCTGACCAGTGCCTTGCTTGGCTATTTTTACCTGTGTATTTTGAATCATTAAATTACCTGATTCATCTTTAGCAAGCTTTCCTTTTGCTTTTGGTATTTGCGGATCGTAATTTACAAAAAACCCTTCTGATTCAACTGAAGCAGTTTGTTGAGGTCTTGTTATTGCTTTGTTTTTTAATCCAACAATTACACCATCCATACCAACTGGAACCGCATCCATTGGTCTAAAGTCATGTGAATCACCATTAATGACTTTATATGTTTTTCCAGTTTCTTCGTCAAATACAGTTTGAGGCAATACTTTCTTATGGCTAAATACCATGGAAACATTTTTACCTTCATCCAATCTGCGTCTCATTTGTTTCCAGTTTTGATTCGCATTAACAACTTCAGTACCATTAACATTCTGGCTGACACCTGTTGATGAGTATGTATAGTGATGATTAGGCGCTATAGGATTAGTATTGTTTTTAGTGTAGTCATAGAAAGTCACATCTGGATGAGCTTTAATTAATTGCTCATGCACTCTAGGATTTATATCAGACAACATATTTAAACGTATAGCAAGATGGTTTCCATTTTGTGCAGCAATAAATTTCATTGCACTTATTTCATTATGCAACTTAATAGCAAAGTTTTCTGGATCACGCATAAATGCCTGTGTACGTCTAAAAGTTTCAAAACGTGGCCCAATCATTTTTTCTAAATCTTTGCCGCCACCATATTGGAAATATCCTCCAGATGTTTTACCTAGACATTCTTTAACGCATGATGCCGAATTAGGACAGGTAGTAAATTTTCCTTCTTTAAATGCAGGAGACAAAGACAATCCAGAGTTTTCAACTCCTCTACCATCAGGTAAAGTAATAGCTTCTTCCCCATTAACTCCAGTTTCAGTTTTCTTTAACTTTTCATTTTTACCAAATAAAGATTTTGTTTTTCCATCTTTATCAAGACCAAGCCATTTTGCTAATGCGGCATTAGCTTGTCTTGACTTTACTGCTTGCTCTGCTGGAGATAACGCAAAATATGAAGACAGCGCATTATCAAATGATCCTGATAATGTTTTAATGCTAGGCTGCACTGGTATAGGCTCATCATAGATAGCCATATTTATTTCAGTTGCTTTACCTTTTTTAACCTTACCTACTTTATCTGTAGCAACTGTTGCTACTTGAGCAGCTGTTTGCGTTTGCTGTTTAGCTGGCAATACCAGTAACTGATCTGGAGTGTATGCTTTTAGATCACCAACATTTCTTATAAGCATTGGCATCTCATCCATTTCAGCAAATGCAAATACTCTATCACCATTTGATAATGCTTTCTCAGCATCAAGTATTGACTTGGGCTCAACACCAGCAGTGCTTAATTCAGTTATGGTGTTTGTAATATCAGACAATTTTCCTTTAGCTGTAAATGGAACTATGTCTGCAATCATTCCAGTTTTACGCAAACCAGATTCGATTACATCAGCGGCAGCCGGAGCCAATGCTTCAGCGCCAGCTTTTAATCCTTTAGCGCCATACTTAATTGCTTTGTTAGCAGCTTGGAATGCAGGTATAGCATTCAGCAGATCTAGCGCCTCTGGTGTCGGACGTAGAGTCTGACCTTCGCCAGTAGTAGGAGTAAAGCCATAACTCATAGCCTCCATTACCTTACCAAGATCACCTACAGTGAGATCCTTCAAAGTAAGAGTACCAACATCAGGCAAACCAATTACAGCAAAATCTAGATACTCTGCACCAGACTGTATTGCAGATCCAATGTTACCCATGAATTCCTGCAAATCATTTCTAGGTATACTTTGGATTGATGCTGTGTCTTCTGGAAATACACGACTAGCAGTTGGCATGGCGCCAGTTGCTGGAGCAGGTTTAGCAGCAGGTACTTCCTGACCAACAATACTAGCTGGTGTGCTTCGTCCAGCAGCAATCCTAGCAGCAGCCTCTGGTGAATCAGGAGTCAAAACAATCTCACCAGTTGGAGCTTCTAACTGTGCAGCTGGTGGAACTGGACCACGAAAGTTAGGATCACCCTCATCTAACTCACCAGTAGGTAATGCAGCCGCAGCAGAGTTTAAAAACTTTTCTTCCAAGTTCATTTCATAGCCTCTTTCATTCTCTCTTGGGCTGTCATTAACTTTTCCATGTCATCTTTTGAAAATTTATAGTCTGGATTTTTTCTTTTTATTTCTTCCTCTGAAAAGAATTTTCCTTTCTCAGGAGGAGGTACTCCATTTTTCATTTTGCCAAATGTCTTTTTTAATGCTTTATATTCTTCATCAATGTTTTTTAATTTTTGATCAGACTGACCAGCGCTAACTAATTGTTGCGCTCGTGTAGTCACATCAAATGGCTCGCCTTTTTTACGAGCCTCTAAATACTCAAATGTAATTTGATTCTTTAATGAAGCAGACTTTCTCTTGGCATCATCCATACCAGCTTGGAATGGATCAGATATACCAAGACCATTGTCAATAATATTTTTAGCCATAGACAAATCTTTGTCTTGTGATCGTATTTGCTTGCCAAGAGTATGAGCCTCTTCCCAACTAATTTTTCCGTCTTTTGCAAATTGCCTTAATTCATTTTCGCCAATTTTATTTAATGCAATTCGCTGTTCTAAACTAAACATAAATTCAAAATTAGCAGGAGATTTATCCTGACCATTTCTAATTGCTTTTATTTCTGCACTGCTTGCTTGACCAGTGCTGAGTAATATATTTACAAGATCATCACCAGTTATTTTTCCAGTGTAGAAATCATCTCTTGCAAGCATTGCCTCTTCTTTATTTAACTTTTCCTTACGAGAAAAATCATCCTGTCTAAACTTTTCTTTTTTACTTTCTGAATTGTAGAATTGGTCTATAACTTTATCTCGTGTTTCTGTGGGAAGTGTTTTCCATAAATCTTGATACTTAGCTGTGTTTCCTTCTTGAATAGCTTGCATTCTTGATGCCAAACTATTTTCAGGAGTAGACTGTCCGAACTCATCAGAAGAAAAGTAATTTGAAAGCCTATCAACATAAGCTTTCTCAGTTCTTGTATCTAAATTCTTTTGAGTATTAGCAAACGCAATAGGATCATACGTCTGTGCAATAAGATCTAATCTTTTATTACGCTCAATAAATATAAGATCATTTAGCTTTTTAGGATCTGTCTCTTTATCAATACTTGCTCTAACTTGAGAGTCAAAATCACTTAAAGATCTATTGACGTTTTCTTCAATAACCTTTGCATTAAATTCACCAATTCTCTTAGCAGCCGCTTGATACACTACGTTTGATGCAGTAGCTACTGATGCCCTAAAAGCATTAGCTTGCTCTGGATCTAGTTTTGCAATTACATTACCGTTACCTTTTGCAATGCCGTAGAACTGGTCATCTAGCTGTCTAATATTTGTAATCTGACCAGCCTCAACTTGCTTGTATATACTGGCAATCTCACTTCTAGCCGCAAGCTCTAGCGTAGATCTAAGTTGACCAGCCTGTATTTTTCTTGCTGCGTCACCAAATATTGTGCCAGCTTTTGGAGCCTGTATTGCAATATCTAATGATCCCTGCTTTGCAGCCATGATCTGCTCGTCAGAGATTGGATTGTTATATGCCCATTGCTCACCTTCACGAGCAGCAGTTTTTGCAGCAACTTTAAACGCAAATTCACTCAACCGATCAAGAGACTGACCTATCATTTGTGACGTTCTTTCGCTCTCACGCAAGTCAGCAAAGTCTAACTTTTGAGTAGGCTGAGATAGTAATCCTGATTGTTGGTATACTGGTAATGGCATATTATTTACCTAATAAAACTTTCCATATCTATTACCGTTGAAATGTGTAAGAAGATGTATTCATCGGAGCGCTACCAACAGTTGGAGCAGCACTACCACCAGCGGCTGGAGCAGATCCTAGTTGGCTATACTGGAATCCAGCAGAAGCTAATGACATAGCTGCTTGAAAATATCCTTGCTTTTCAGCTTGGTTAGCAGCTGATGCATACATAGCTTTTTGAGCCTCACCCATTCTTTCAGCGCCAGCAGCACCAGATAAAGATATTTCAAACTCTTTACCAGCTCTACGAGTACTTACATCTTGAATTAATGCAGCAGATCCTTGGAATGATTGAACACCGCCAGCTGATCCTCTAGCTCTAGCGGCTGCATTTGTTTCATTTAATTTTTGCAAAGTCATGTTTGCTTGCTGCTCGTATTGCAATGCACGTTGCTTACTCTCAAGGCTTGCTTGCTCTGCTTGCAAATGTAACTGCCTACCACGAGCGTTACCAGCAGATATAGCGTTAGCTGCTGATAATGCCGCAAATGCAATAAGTGCTACTTGTGCCATATTAAGTTCCCTGATGTGTAGCTACTTTGTACTCAATACCTAGTAGCGTCATTTTCAATGGGAGATTCTGAGATACGGTAATCTTTGCATCCTGAGAATATCCCAAGATCCCATGTAATACCTTAATGCCAGTGAAGTCTGGAATATCAGCATCCAATATGCTGGCAGTATCAAAGCTTCTGATAGGCACTTCGATATTATTAATCTTTAAATGCTGCGTATCTTTTAACACAGCATTCACTTCCACAATACGTTTTTTAAATCCAATGCGAGTACCTGATGCTAGTCTTAATTCTACTGGTTGAGTTGCTACAGTTACTGTATACGGCAGACCAACTTCATATGATGATGTAGCTGCTCTAGCAAATGTGATAGTTCCACCAGAAGGTACTACCTGATCAGGCTGGATAGTGCCATCAAGTTTTATATTAACTGTCTTACCAATCAAATGAGACACAGATACACTTGATGCCGCACCGCCTTTTACAGCGCAATCTGTGTAAGTATCGTCATCAAAATACTCAACAAAGTATTGAGTAGCACCATTAACAGTGCGTTTAACAATTGCGTAAATTGTAGTGATATCCACACCAACATCAACAAACTCACCGTCAGTATCAAACTCTGATGGCGCAATAACATTCTGCTGACGCAGCAATGAGAATACAGCTATTGATCCACCAGTAGCATTGACAATTAATAGCAAGTCATTCTCGTCAGTAGCCACAGTCCTACGCAAACCTAGTCGAGTAGGATTCTTTAGTAAGTGACCAGCCAGCAGGGAGATCTTGTTTGTTAAGTATGTCAGCTGAGTATCCGAGAAAGCCATCTCATTTAATGACTTACCTTGGCGCTGAATAAATAGAGTGCCAGACTCTAGTTGCTGTACTCGAATACCTTCCTTACTACCGTTACGACTAATTGTCTTTACGAAAAAGTTAGTAGGTGTAATTGGATCTAGACCATTTTGTGGCACATAGAACTCACCACCAGTTGTGAATACTTGCAGATCTCGACCTGAGATCATGTCAGTAATAGAGTTGTATGTATTAGTGTCTAGCGTAGCTTCTACCGCATCGTCATCCAATCCTTCGGTAGCTTCAAAGTCAAAGAATATACCTACCTTGCTGCCCCAAATAGTAGATGGTCTAGATTCACTACCACCAAAGTAAAGCCTACCCTCATGGAATGTAACCGTAGCAGGATAGCCTTTTGTGCTTGACCATACTGGCTCATAGCCAGATTCATAATCCCAGCTGCCTGATGCAATAGCGGAAGAGTTAAAAAATGGAAACTCTGTAATAGCGCTTACTACTGTGCTAGAAGTAAACGCAACAATCTTAGCTCTTCCTTGTGGGCTGGCATTAACATATTGACCAACACTGCCAGAATTAAATACGGCTGATCCAGCAGTTAGCGTGATCTTTCCTGCTACAGCTGATGGTGTCAGCGTAGTGGCTGGATTGGTTACGCTAAGAGTAAACGCATATTTAGGAATAGAGTCGAAAGTAATTGCTGATGCAGTCCAGTCAGCATTAGTGGCTCCACGAACAATCTTAATTGGCGCTATAGATGGATGAACTACGACTAATGTATCAGCCGATTGAGTCCAGCATATTTTAGCCAGCCTTGCTCCAGTTAAACCTACAGCCGATGTGTTTAAAAAGTTGTTGCCAGTTCCGTTGATGTTCGTAATTAATACCTTGTTTCGGTACACATACATTCTGTTATGTGTGAAAACAAGCATATAACTATCTGAAGTTGAGAACTCAAATGCAACGCACCTCACACCATTAGCGGCAGACTCTGATCCACTATTAGGTAATGCTGATAAGTATCTTAAACCTGCTCTACGTCTCAATCCACCTTGTGGCTGGATCACTACGTTAGTAGCCTCAGACAAAGCATTCTGATAAGCAGCAAGATCCACACGAGCCAGCAGCAGCGGATCCATCTCTCCTGAAGAGAAGTTTGTCTGGAGTGATACGAAACGTGCCATTAGTATCTAACCGCTATCAATGAGTAGTCTTCAATAGACTGCACAGGATTATTCTGTCCATCAATGTTGATTGATGTACGCATATAACCACCACGACCATTCTCAGCTGGGGATCCTACAGCTACACTCTGCCAGTATTGAGCCTTATCTACCTGATCTGTGATTGGTAAAGCAAAGTGCCAAGCCATTACATATTTCAACAGCTGCACAAAATACGATGGCATAGCGAATTCTGGAGTTGAATACTGATATTCAGCGTAAATAGTTTGCTCATTCGTCAGTACCTTATCACCCATAATCTTGTAATTTTGGATTGGATAAGCGCCAATATTTCCAGTGTTGAATATCTTGCGAGGAGATCCTAAACGATCACCAGACAAAGCATATTCATAACGATATTCATTGGTTGGGGTAGTTACTAACTGTGCTAGTTTTTCTTTTTTAAAACTAAACGACCAAGGATATGTCATCAAGATTTGATTTTTGATGTCATGGTAAAGTCGATCAGCAATATTAGCCTCATCAGTACCATCATTGAATGACGATATAGGACGAGCGCCAAGCATTATTAATGCGTCTGAGCAGATTGATAAACTGGTATCGCCAGCAGCCATGTCAGATCCTTAATGTGATAAAGGGCTACCCTTGTTATGCAAGAGCAGCCCTGTACTTGATTTAGACTAGATTAGTCTGTATCAGTTGCGGTTACAGTTGTGCCGTCTGCAATGTCAACTACACCAGCTGTCGTTACTTGGTTGACGTAAGTCAATACCAAGCTAGGAGTAGTGCTATCGTAAACAAACAAAACATCACCAACTTTTAACAGTGATGCAACGCTGTTAAAGTAGCCAGCGGTATTCACAGTTGCCTGTGTGTCAGCTGTACGATAAGAATAAATTGACGGTGCGTTACCAGCTTTACTGGCGGCTATTGTTGCAAAGCCATCTGCATTAAAAGGCATATGATCCTCCTATTAAGTTTCACGGCAGGTAATTTGAACAATACCTTCCGCATCAATGGTTATAGCGCCAGCGCTAAAAACTTGGTTTACTAACCAAGATGTCTTCTCAGGAATGTAGTTAATTTCTGAGCGCATACCAATGCCTTCAGCGTAACCAATTGCATCTTTGTGGAATGCAAAGCAGGTACGATCTAAAGAACCATCGATAGCCAAACCACCTTCAGAGCGATCACCTAATACATGGAATTGGAAACCTAAGTACGTGTTGATCTCACCTTGAACCAATGCCTTGATGCTATTGAAGTCAGAGGAAGTTACAGCTGTCTCAGACAACAGGTTAGATAAACCATTTGCATGGATCAAAATGTTACGACCTTCAGCAGGTACGTTTGCTCTATCTAACAAACGCTTTGCTTCACGCAGTTTAGCTAAGTTCATATTGGTGGTAGTACCGCCAATACCGTTAGCAACTGTCAATGAAGTGCCAGAAGAAGCTAGCGCATCCAGAATTAACTGGTCTTGTCTGCGACCCATTGCAGAAGCTACAACTTGTACGAGTTCTTGACGCTCGTCAAAGTTTACTTTTTGCTGGGAGAAAATGTCTGAATACTCAGCTGCATTCCAGTCTTGCAGTGTGCAAGTCACTGAGCTGAAGCCTACGTTCATTGGGGTTACATCAGTTTGCGTAATGCGAGCTGTAGCTACACCACGACCAACTTTAGGAAATTTTACTGTTGAGCCTTCGACACCTCTACGCTGACGCACAGCACCAACAAGCATAGCCTTACCTTGGAATGCTTGTTTGACTTCTGCATCAAACAGGGTAACGAAAGCGTTTGATAATGATACGCTCATGTTATACTCCTTAATAGTTTGATAAGATTGTTTTGCGCCACGATATGCCCATAGATGGGGTCTTAGCTTGCCTTTTACGTTAGCCTAAACGTCTGCATCCGCAGTGGTAAGGGTCAGTCTGATATCAGCCTGATATGCCTTGATGCTGTTTTACACTATTTTTTAAAAAACGCAAAACGAAAAAAAGCCCAGCACTTGGCTGGGCAAACTCCAAGACAGAGGAGGGAGACTTTAACCGAACGTCTGAGCAAACATCTTTTCCACCTTTTGGCGGTAAGCTGCGTCAGTCTTATACTTCGGATCATTAACCATTTGATACAGCTCATCTTTACTAGGAGCGCCATCGACTGGCATTGAGTTGGTTGGAATCTTAGTGCCTTCATAAGTTTCACGCAACTTAGCCAGTGCTTTAATGCCCTTGGCTGTGCCACCCATGATCTTGAATTCCTCAAAATCATCAGCGCCCCATATGCCTTTATTGACCAATCCCCTGCCCCAATCAGTCATAGACTTGATCATAGCGTTTGCATTTGGTCCAAGTGCCTTGAGTTCAGCATCACGATTAAATGCTGCTTGCTGCTGTTGAGCGCCACCCATCTCAACTACCTGCCCTACTAGCTTATCTAAAGCCAGTTGGCTGATGCCAAATTCATTTGCCCAGCCCATCACCGTATTTCTTACAGGATCGTCTTCGGGAATTGAACCGAATGCGCTGGTATCGTATTTACCATCAGCTGGTGGTTTATGTTTGCCTTGGCTGATCTGCTTGCGGAGATCGCCCCAGCTTTTAGCTATTGCCTCCAAGTCTGGTTCGGACTCGTCTTTCTTCCAGAAGTTTTCGGGCCACCAGTCTGGACGCTCTAACGGACTATCATCATCCTCTGGTGTGGCTGCTCTATGATCTACCGATGTGGCTACTGGATTTTGGCTTTGAGTATCTTCAGTTGCGGTTGCACCATCCAATAAGCCAGCATCACTACTACTGCTGGGTTGGTTGTTGTCTTCCATCATTTTCCTTTGGTTTCAGAGATCGTTTAATTCGCATCTCTATATCACGCACCACACTATTTTGTCCTTCCCTGTAATACGCATAGGAAGAGTCGCAGTCTGGTGTGGCAACAGGCTGCTCCAACAAGGTAGACCGTAGCCACCTCATCAACTTTTGTCCGTCCTCGGTAGTCATTACCTTGGCACATAACATATCCAGATCATCAGACATTTGTGTGGCAACACGAATGTCAGTAGGTAGTTCATCAAAATCATCCCATCCAGCCATTAAACCATTCCTCCACCTTGAACAGCTTTACCTACTGCTTGAGCAGCAGCCTCTGGATTAGCAGCTGCAAACTGCTGTGCCATTTGTGCTGCCTTCTGCATCTCCATTGCACGTTCTTCTGGTGAGTAGCGCAAGCTTGCAGGTACACCAAGCTTCTCAGCAATCATGTCCATTGCTTCACCTTTCTTCAAAGCGAACTGTGCCTCCTGTCCAAAGCTTGCGGTAATCTGTGCGTACTGCATAATGTTCTGGATCTCTTCCATGTTCTGCGACATAGCTAATGGTGAAGTAGGCATCACACGCACTTCTAAACCATTAACTCGCAATGGCATATCGATTAATCCACGATCATCCATTACCTGCAAAATCTTTTCTACTAGTGGAATCATCGTCTCATTAATCAAACGACCAAATGCAGAGCCAAGATTCTGTGATAACTCTTTCATACGTTCTACTACCTCAGTAGCAGATCGTGCGCTCATGTTATCTGGTGGTAGTGATTCATCAAGCAGTATGCGTTTGATGTTTTGTTGCAAGTCATTAATGACCAACTGCGACACATTAAAGTCACCAGATCTTGGTAATGCTTTTAATGATTCGCCCTGTGGACCACCGTTACGAGCTACTGGAATAATTGCACCAGCAACGATACGAATTGTTGCTGGATTTATGACACCATCATCAGCGGCAGTGTAAACACCAGAAATTGCAAGCGCTGCATTTTTTAATAACAGCTCTTTTGTTTTGTTTAAAGTTTTAATATCTGGCAGTGCTGTGATAACGGGACCACGACCATAGATCTCACCAGCTACTTTCATGTAGCGTGATACCACCCAAGGTGAAACCTTAATTGTGCGATTTACAATTTTAGTTTTAGATTCTTTATGAATGACACAGTAAGAATAGTCACCACGCTTTTGATCGAATATAGTTGCCTCGACAAACTCGACTTCCTCAGTAGGTTTTTGTTCTACAAGTCTAGCTAGATCACCAGTAATCTCTGCATCAGACCATTGACGCTGGACTGCTTCAGCCTTAATACGCATACGTCTGTACACGTTATCTACCGCACCATTCGCACCCTCTTCAATTGCTACTAGATACTGTGGCACTGGCACAAAGTTAATAGGATTAACATCATCACCCGACTGCACCATCATTACAGCAGTACCAACTGACAGATCCAGCAAAAACTCACCGATAGCTATATCAAAGTTTGATTGCTTGATTACAGCAAACATCTTATCTAGGTAAACGTCTAGAGCAAGTTGCGCTTCCATCTTGCGATCTGGTGGTATATCTGTACCAGCTTCAAGCTTGCACCACTTACGCTGTGGTGGGAATATGCCAGACTGCATACGGTTAGCAAAGCGCTGAACAGAGTTGATAGCGGTAGAGTCAAATACTCGCACCATCTTTTTCTGTCCACCTACTTTACCTTCCCAGTACCCGTCATATAAATTTCTTTGTGGAAGAGCAAACTCGTATGCATCCTCATACAATGCACGAAAGTCATCCTTGCGTCTTAATGCTATGTCGTGTCGTTTAAGAATGTCTTCTGCTGATAATTTTGATGAATACTTAGTAGCCATATCAATCCTTTTTATGCTTATTCGCAAAGTTGCGAGCTGCCTCTTTGCTTCCAAATCCCCACGCTTTTAATGCTAGTTTTAATCTTGTTGGCTTACCATTCTCATCCACAAGTGGACCAGCCATACCACCAAATCTCGCAGCAAAAGATACTCGTCTAGGGTTAGTTCCTTCCTTAATTGGAGCCTTTAAATTACTTCCTTCTGTACGTTTAAAATATTTACGTCCAGCCTCAGTTAATCCACCCTTTGGATTCTTATGCTCTTTCTTCATTCGTACCACTCCAATGCTAAGTGAGCAGCATGAGAAGTTCCGTTTACATTAGTTAGCCTAAACAAGTATGTAGTCAATGGTTTTAATACATACTCTAGAGATCCAGCTACACCACCACCTGATTTCTTACCTGCACCGCCAGCAATAATTTGTGCATCAAGTTCGCTACCTAATGCTGTAACTGTAGGCGAAATGATCATTGCTATCTGGCTAGTATTGGTAAGTGCGTAATTTCTATTTCTATTTATTGGAGTAAACGCAGTACCACCAGTTGCGCTGGCTCCTTCGTAGATATAAAGTTCAGCGTCACCTAAACACATAGCATCAATAGTTATGTGTGGGAATACACCAGCAGGAGCAGCGAGAGCAATATCCAAACTAGCATTAGCTGCTAATGGCGCACTATCTGGATACATCTTGTAAGCAAAGAATGCACGACCATCGTGATTGCGCTGATGGTTTACGTCCACCATAATCAATGGCGCATCAGATCCTGCGACTACATAAGTGCCAGCATTATTCTTTTGCGCTAACGTAACAAATCTAGACTTGGTGGTTAGCGACTCAAGTTCTACTGGAGTTGTAGCCATCAATCATCCTCGTCTTCTAACTCAGCAGCCTTTTTAAAGTCCATCTCATTGGGCTTACTTCTGCCAGACTTCTGAGCAAGCATCTTTGCTACTTTCTTTTGAAAAGCAGTAGGCGCTGACTTTTTTTCTTCGTCATGCTTGTTGCCTTCCATCTCAACTTCTAAAGAAAATTTCATATTATTTCTTCTTTGGTTTCATTGCGGTTTTAGCTGCTTTCTTAAATGCAGCATCAGTAGGAGCGCCCTCGGATCCAGCTTTACGCATCTTTTCGCCAGATCCCTTTTCTATGCGCTCTCTCTTTTTATGAATATTGGCATAAAGTCCAGCTTTCATTTGCTACCTTTCTGCTTGATGCCAGCCTCTGACATAGCAATAGCAATAGCTTGATCCTTGGATGTGACCTTATCGCCACTTGATGATTTCAGTTTGCCGGATTTATACTCACGCATAACCTTGGCAACTTTCTTTTTCATCTTATCCATATCAGCCGCCTAGCGTATCTTTCAATCCTTCTTCGCCATCTACACGAGCAGTAGACAATAACGCACGAGCGCCACCACGTTGACGAGCTTTTAAGCCAGATTGCTGCTTCTCTAGCATATCTCGCTTCTCCGCTTCAGTCTGCGCTCTTACTCGTGCTGTCTCTTTTTGCTGTTCAGCCATTGCTCGCTCTGCTGCGCCACCGTCACCACCACCGCCAAATAATGAACCCATGATTAAACCCTCGCTAAAATGTAAGTATCTGCACCGTCAGGACTGTATTTACGCATCAACCCCTCGATTTCAAAACCAAGGTACTCTGCCCAGCGTAATGCCCTCGGCTCGTCAGATCTTACCGTAAGTTGAAGCCTGTGCAATGAGAGCGATTGCGCCACGATATCGCTGAATGACTTAGCGACTATGGTTAGCTGCTTTGGATAGCGTCTAGCGTCATCAGATATGATTGACCACATCTCACCGACACCAGTCCACAGCATGATGCAGCCAAACATTGCCACAGGTTTACCATGAACTAGCGCAGTGACTGCGAGTCCGAGTCTAGCTTGCATCTCAAGCATATGATCCATCGACACTGCCCTAGCTGATGGCAGCTGCTCTGGTTTCATGCTCATGTAATGTAGGTGGCTGGGAACCATTGGTATGTAGCACACCCCAGCTTTTCTAGGTAATCGCTCGTTTAGCTCGATTATGTTGATCATTCAAACGGATCAAAGTCTGAATTAGCAATAGTCTGCACGACTATCGTATTTTGTAGGTGGTTTGGCTTGGTTAATCTCTTATGTTCACCACCACCTAGCAGCAAATAGCCGAATGCGTCACCTACGTGGGAATGTTCGTTCTTGTTTGGCGCATCTCGGAACCTCTCATGCCCTGCGCCCACAGCAATACGCTTGAAGTGGTAGCCACCAGCCAGAGCTTTACGCAATAACTTGCATCTAGTGTTGACCATCAACCCAGCTTTACCCTGTATCAGTCTTTGCATAGGCATAGCAGCTGCTTCTCTACGTACTTTAAAGTCATTCGATGGCGCTGGTTGTGCGCGCAAACCCAAGGTACGCAGGTAGTCAAAGCTTGTTACCTCGTAAATCGCATCACGAGCCATACCAGCTGGATCACCCCACAGCATTACCTGATAGCTTGGGTACTTTGCGTTTAACTCTGCAAGCAGTTGCTGACCAAATCTTTCTAGACCCATGTCTTCAGTAACAATTTCATCAAGAATATTCCACCTACCATTGGCTAATCGCTGCCCAATCACTGCGGCTGGAGTCAAACCAAAGTCTAGACCTACCTGTATAGCCTGAGTTGGATCAACATCCACCTCACCCGACATCATAGAGTCATCATATTCCTGCCAGACGGGTCTACCTTCCTGCACATAGGTGTAGAGTCCACCAGCATAGCAGCGGATCCAGTCTAGATTTTTACCTAGTAGCATTTGCTGGTAATAGCCAGCAGGTAAGTTTTTAATATTTTCTGCTTTAGGGTTTAGCTTCCACCACTTGCCAGCTGAGAATATATGATCATTAGCTTCTGGATTGTCTGGTAGTTGGGCAGGATTAGCCTCGACCACTCCACCTTCCTGCTTGAAGAATTTCCAAGCGTACTTACCAGACATCTTTTCTTTTTCAGCTAGTTTATGCCACCAATGGTCATCATCCATCGGATTGGTATCCATCCATATACCGTGCCAAGTAGCCCCACCATCACGCTTAGTAGGATACCGACCAACCCTGTGAGTAAGACCATCAACAACGGCTTTAGGTAACTCTCTTGCTTCATTGACCCATGCTCCTGTAAGTTCTAAAGACAATAGTTTTCTTACGTCCTTTGGTTGATCGAGTGCCAAAAATATGACTTCGCAATCCACTCCGGCTGCACCATCTCTAGCTGGCAGCCTGATGTGATGTGTAATCGGTGGAGTCCAAAGCAGTGATCCAAATGTATTCTCAGGAAATAGATCCAACCACGTTTTGATGGTAGTGGTCTTTAGCATTGGGTATGAGTTACGCACTATCGCCCAGCGTGAGTAGCGGATATTGTCTATAGGGCTGGGTTTTTGTTGGATAGCCTTAATAAATATCTTTGCTGCACAGGCATAGGACTTACCGCTACCAACTGGACCCATTAAGCCTTGGACGAAATTATCCGACTGCATGAACTCCCACACCTTTGGCGAGTCCGAAAAGTCTAAGTTAATACCGATATCTGGTACTGACTTACCGCTAGTTTCTTTAGTTTTCATTTAATCGCCACAAAAGCAAGCAATAGATTCATCTTCAAATAATTGCTTTTGGTTTAAGGCAAAATTTGCCATTTCACTATAAGACGGATTATCTGTACGGAACAAGTTTCCATTGCCTGTGTGATTTGGTGACAACTCTCTAACCAAATTCTCCATCTTTGCCCACCAAATTGTTTTCTCTGGATACATTCTTGTTATATTAATTTTTTTATCAAGGCTTTTTAAAAAGCATAGATCGCAATTACCAAGCAAACTTTCATCTTTAAAAAGTTTTAAATCTAATTTAAATGGTTGCGCTAACCAAAATTCATTAATTGTTTCTTTTGTTACTCCAGCAGTAAACAAAGGTATTTTATGTTTTGCCATCTTTGCCGCACGTCTCGGCTCATCTGCTCTGATTCCAACAAAATCATCATTGTCTGACTCTGAGTGTTTCCATCCCAAACTGCGTAAATACTTGTGAATAACTCTAATTTTCAAAACACCTGTACACCAACGCTGCGCTGGATTTGGCAACTTTTTGTAATGTCGTATCAAAGCTTCAAATGGCTCGCCATTGCGTGACGCTGTTTTAAAATTAACAATTTTAAATTTTGGCTCTTCCGCACAGTATTCCAACCAAACAATTTTGACATTCCAATTTTTTTCGCAATCATGCACAAACTTTAAAGTAGCCTCGTCCTCTTTGCCTGTATTGGCAAAACAGACAACAGCATCTTTAGGTAATCCGTTATTAGATTGCAATACTCTCCAGAGCATATAGGCAGAAGTTCTGCCACCAGAAAAAGTAATGCAGGTAGGCTCATCAATTATAAATGGATCACTCTTCATCTTGTACATCAATCACTGTAGGCGCTTTGATATTGATACCAATCACGCTAGGTTTATCGCCATTATCGCCACCATCCAAGAGTCCAGAGGCTTTAGCCAGCAGTCGTAATACCTGTACTTTATCGTGCAACTCGATCTCGATATAGGAATTACCTTCCCGATCTGTGCGACTGGTTAGCTTTTTGATGGCATGGAGAGCGTGTTCGGGTATATCTTTACTGGCTTTGACCATGACATTACCAGAGGAATCCCATTCCATAATATCTGATAGCTTGGTATTAGCCATTGATAGTAGTGCATAAGCAACTGCCTCCCTGTTAGCCTCCAGAGTGCCGGATCTCTCCAGTCTTTTCTGGATGAGACGCACACCACCATAGTTCTTCAATGGTGGTATCTGGTTTGGAAACTTCTCTTTTTCTTTTTTAGTAGCCATAAATAGGTAGGTACTCGCTGCACTAGCTGCAATGCTATCCGCTTCACGCAGTGCCGCACACCAGCATCCGCTTTCCCTAAAACTGTTTCCTCTTCCACAGTGCCAGCTCCACAGGCTTGGCTCCCAAGGCTTTCAACTCAATACCCAAGTAAGTATCAAAGTTAGTAACCCCATAGCCTAACCCTACATATACTCGCTCATGATAGTGAGGCAAGTAAGTTATACCTCGCAAGGTATACGCTATGCAGATATCCGTCTCCATCATCGCACCAGACGGAGTGCCAGCAGATGGATCTGGAGTGCGTACTCTTTTCTTGGTGACCATATTTTAAAACGGTATGGTATCGTCAGATAAATGATCTGCACTGCCGTTAGATCTACCTTCTGATCTAGGACGAGCATTACTCTTACTTTCGTACTGACCATCTTTCTCAGATACTGCCAGACTGAAATACTTCATCCCTGCTTTTGACTCTTTGAGCCAGCCAGATAGACGCATCTCAGTACCATTAATATTGATAGTGCCAGTGTAATCAGGACTCTTCTCACTCTTCTTTTCTTTTGCTTTGAAAAGTGTGCCACGATTGGTATTGTCATATTCCACAGTTTTCTCCCTTCCTAAACAGCCATCAGTATCGCAAATCATTCAAACAATCATATGAGTTTTAGCTATCAATAATACACTTTCAATAGTCTGTAAATGTATTATGTAAAAGGCATATTGCAATCATCTATAGTTGGTGTACATTATGGTTATGGAGCCATAACCCAGCTCTCCCATCGGTAGTGAGTGACCAAGGGAATAAACGTAGCGCATGGTCAGGTCTTTCTTCTGTTAGCCCCTCGGATGAGATAAGGCAACCAGATCGGAGCCAGTTTGATCATCTTAGATGTGGCAGTCTAAGTAGCTTAGATAAACAAGAACTCACTCTCTTTTTAGAGATTATCCCTTTTTCTTCGGGTGTGGTTCCGTTAGCCGCATCTTTACTCTGGTAGAAATATTACTCTGGATCATAATGATTAGAATGATATCTTTTATATAATAAATATTCTTTAGCGTAGCCATCCAAAGATCTCAAGAATCTTTCAAACATCATTCCACCAAAAAAAATACACAAGTTGTAAATAATTAGACTAGTCATGATTTCCTAGGAAAAATTGTGTGAGTCCCCCCATCGATAGGTGGTGGGGTGGGGGGGGGGATAATGCCACTTTGATAACACAGCGTTAATTAATTGATATCGTAACGTACTATAATGATAACGTATTGTGCCTGTACAAACTCTAATCGAACCATTCGTTTTTGTACAGACACACCCACTACCTAGGCTTTACGTAAACTAAGCGCTACTTGCCTGTAATAACCCAGTCCTGCTGGTGGTTGCTTACCTGTTGCCTTGTGCCAACTGATTGATTCCACTAGCATCTGCTTAAACTGATCCATATCTACCTGATGTGTTGCTAATTCGGCAGCTATTTGCTTATCTTGCTCATTTGGCAAGCGCTCAACTCCGCAGATGGCTTGCGCTGTGCGAGAGAACTCTCGACTATAGTCTTCTCCCTTATACGTCTTCTGCACTTGCTCAACCTCCTGCTGTTGTGTTTTATTCTGCTGCTTTGGTTTTGCCATTGGAATGTCCTTTAAGAATGCGCCTATCGGCTGTGGTTGATGTGATCTAAATGTCATTACTGGATCCTCTTGGTTGTACTGCTCTACCTCTAAATCTATGCCGTTACCTGCTATTGAAACTGCATCCTGTGCGCTGATCTTGGGATCGTAGATGATCCTGTAAGTGATACCTTTGATGCCAACTTTGTAACCTGATACCTTCTCGATGTACCCACAGTCTCTAAGCTTGCCAAGCATTCTCTGGATAGCCTGTGGTGTTACTTTGAACTCCTCACCAATCCTTTTCTGAGTTACCCAAGTGATTCCAGCCCTGTTAGCAAATGATGACATCATGGCAAGTACAGTACGATTCCTGTCAGTGATACGCTTATCTGTCAGCGCTCTTAAAGGCATGATTGCGTACTGCGTCTTCCTTGGTGGAGTCTTCCTCTTCTTTAAGGTAGGCTTGGGTGGTATGTTGAACTGCGTCATTGGAGACTGTTTAACTGTGTCTGCAAGTGTTTAATGTCTTCCAACATCCTGATGCATTCCATTTTCCACTCATCAGCCATCGATACTGGCTCCTTCAGCCTGATCACAAGCATTGTCAGCGTCTCTGTACACAGATTGCCATGCGTCATGTACTCAGCGTATAGCTTCCAAAGTAAGTCTCTGTCAGTCACTGTTCTTCTCCTTTAACTTCCTATCAATAAACTTTATTAATCTTTCAAAGTATTGAATCTCTATTTCGTTTACTGTCTTTATGTCAAAGCCTTTATATATTGCTTCTACAAAGCGATTAACATCATCATCCGTCAGCCCTACCCATTCTTTCTTTGGCTGATCTAGTATTTTGCGTATTGTTTCTTGTGCATGGCTTATTGTTGCGTTGCATTCAGAATCTAACGCATCTAACGCTTGCTGTAATAGTTTTCTGTCAGTCATTCCTGCCCCCTTGCTCGGATAGATTCTGCGCAATCATTTGCCACATCTTGTAATTCATCACCTATGCAAAGTTTTTTATTTATTTCATTGTTATATTCTTCACCAAGTTTTTCACACACCTTCGCACACGCTTCACGCTCCGCTGCTACACCAGCTTCTTTGCCGTAGTTCCACCCCATCTCTATGAGGAGTAATTCATCACGGGTGTACGCTTGTTTCCTTGGCTCACCGTCCTCAAGCCACAGACCAGCAGCCCATTCTTTAAAAGTTTTGTAGATCATTGCTGCCCCCTTGCTTTCATCATGTGGTCAGCCATAACATATGCTTCTTCTGCTGTATCAATCATAATTCCAGTAGGTAATTTTCCTGAAGCAATCATTGCGTGCATAGCCTTAGCTGCAAAGTAATCACGCAAGTCCATGCCATCGTCTTGAGTCACCCCAAAAGTTCCATCACCCTTTGGTGAAATATATTTAATCTTTGGAAATGCTTTCATTTCTTCTCCCTATATCGTTTAACCATCTCATCCCTCATGGCTTTCCTAGCTGGATAGCCTCTATTGTTTTCTACCATGTCCAAGTACATTACTTTGGTAATCTTTGGCTTTCTAGCTTTATCTGGCAGCCTCATTGCATACCTGATCTCGCATTCAGCCTTCCATTCATCAGAGTAAGTACAAACCTCTCTACCACTTACCATTACAACTCCAGCCTGTAAATGATACCTACCGCATAATGGACATGGACTAGGCTGTGCCTGATTCATACTCATACCCTTCACAATATCCAATAGACTCACAATCCCATAGCTTGCACCACAGTCCTTCAGAATGAGCTACCGAATGTTGGCAAGTCTGGCAACCCTTCTGGTATTGCACTCCTTGCAATTCCACCTCCGATTTAATCCTTTGTTGATGATTATCCATTCTCCTCCCTCCGGCTTTTTCCTTTGCCTACAGCTGCTACACAGCCTGTCTTCAATGAAACCCTCTACTTTTTTACCAGCTGCCATACGTTCACACCTCTCCCATTACCGCTAGTCCTAGCCTGTTTGCTAGATACCAATTGACCTCTGTTCTCCATCTTTTTACACAGCCTAAACAGCGACTCCATGCTGATATGCTCACGCAACAGCAAGATCTCCTCATGCAGCTCTGGTGTAGACAAGCTGCCAGCCTCACGCAGTACATGAGCCACAATCAGATCAAAATTGGATGTACGAGGCTTACCTACCTTGGTTGGTGTGTCACCACCTATGCCGATATTGATGACCATCTTTCCAGCAACCCTGATGATCGGTGGATTGATACCCATCAGCTGATCCACCAAATGCTTAAACGTCAATCCAGTGCATCTCTCAGCATCGGGATAAAATCGTCCAGTCTCAGGCAAACCCTCCAAGGCTGTCCGTTCCGTCTGTATGCCAGTACTGGTATTTCGCCAGACTTGCTGCATAATTCCACTTGCTCTGACCATTTATCCACCTGTAATCTTTCCTGCCGTTTAACTTCAATACGAAACTTCTGGATTGTTATGTCATCCGCACCGTCTCGTGCCTGTCCCAGATTGCGCTTAACCTCGAAACCTAGGTTGTCCTTCAAGATACCTGCCAGCTCTCGTTCACCAGCTGCACCCTTGTTACGCTTACCTCTTCCATTCATACAACCCCCTACAAAGCAATTACTGCATCATCTTTAGGCAAAATCAATCCAAAGTCATTAGTGAATAATGAGTTGGTCTGGTATCTGTACACGTTAATCTTGCGCTTACTGGTCTCCAGCCATGTGTTTTTGTGGCTGATACCTTGGCGCTCACCCACCTTAACCCAGCCCATTTGCTGCCAAAATAGATTGCTTGGCAGATCATCAGCACAGCCACAAGCAAAATCCTCCCTACCTACCAGATTCCCATGCGAGATAGCAGCTGATAGCAAAGCTTTACCACGCTCAATCAACCTAGCATCAGCCTGTATAGCTATCTGATTGCACTTGCTTATCTTGCCGTAGCTAAACATCACAAACCCTACCAGATCACCGTTCTCCTCGCACACAAATAGCCTGTCATTGCAAGTAGTAGACCATCTCTTACCACCCTTGTGACCTGTAATAGCAGCCTCGTATGCCATCTTAGGTATGAACCCAAGAGATAGGCTCTCAGTCTTGGACAGAGATACTATGTATGGCAGATCTGGAATGGCTGCCAGTCGGATCACACTGCACCCAGCATCTTATTTAGCCTGTCATGTGTGCTGTTATAGCGCTGTTTAAGGCTGTCCAGCAGCAACTCGTCAATGATTGACGCTCTAGATCTGCGCTGTTCGCCAGCTGCACGATCAAGTAATGCTCTGGTCTCAGGACGTAGCCTAATTAGTAACGTGTTGTACTTATTTTCCATCTTACCTCCCTTTGTATTGCGCCACGATATCATAAATGACCTGCGATCAATAGTATTCCATCCAATTTATTTCAAATTATTTTGCATTTGGGTATTGCATATCGCTGCGATATCAAATACATTAACGGAACTGGCACAACAAACCAGTCAATCTACCGAGAAACAGGAGATATAAAATGACTAAATATGTAGCTTACTTTCGTGTATCAACCACCAAGCAAGGTCAATCAGGCTTGGGTCTAGAGGCTCAACAAGAGGCTGTAAAGCAGTACGCTGACAGCATCATCCACTCATTCACCGAGATCGAATCAGGCAAGAACGATAGCCGCATCCAGTTAGCAGCAGCTATTGAGTTATGCCGTACCTCTGGCGCATCTTTATTGATCGCTAAGTTAGATCGTCTCAGTCGTGATGCAGCATTCTTAATGACCATCCGCAAGTCTGGTGTAGACATCGTGGCAGCTGATATGCCAAATGCCAGCACACTAGAATTCGGCATCAAAGCAATCTTTGCACAGCATGAGCGTGAAGAGATCAGCAAGCGCACCAAGGTAGCTCTGGCAGCAGCCAAGGCTCGTGGTGTAAAGCTTGGTACTAAGTCACCAGCAATCAGCTCTGCGGCTGGTGTAGCAGCTCTGCAAGCTAATGCAGACCAGTTCGCACAGAAAGTATTGCCAATCATTCGTGACTTGAAAGCAGCTGGTTACACAAGCTTGCGCCAGATCGCAGCAGCACTGACAGAGCGCCAAGTTCAAACAGTTCGTGGCAGCATCAACTGGTCAGCATCACAAGTATCCAACATCATAGCTAGGGAGACAGCATGAGCAAAGCGGATATAGACTTTTTATTTGATGCTTTAATTGCAGATACCGATGCATTAGAA